GTTCTAAAAAAGGTAATCTTATTGAAAGTATATCTAAAGGTAAATTAAATAGATACCGAGTATTAGGATTGAGTGATAGTGAATTAGTAGCGTTAGCAAAAGAATTTAATAGTCCTCGTGTTACTACAGTTAAAAACGCATTAGGATATAGAGTATTAAGTTTTGATTTTGTAGCTATGAAAGATCAAAATTTAGTTAGAAAGTTTGCAGTAGCAGTTAATAGATTTACTAGACGTTCTGTTCAGTACAATCATATTGGAGATACAAGTAGATTCTTTTCTGACAATGCGTTTGGAAAAACTATGTCTCAGTTCAGACAATTCATTATGAATGCTTGGAACAAACAGTTTTTACATAATGTAGCTATGGCAGATGCACAAACATTTTCTATGTTTATGTACACAACAATGATTGGTGGTTTAGCTTACACTGCACAAGCCCACTTCAATTCTGTTGGTATGTCGCCTAGCGAAAAGAAAAAGTATCTTAAAAAGAAATTAGGAGAAAGAGGAGACTACAGTAAAATTGCTGTTGCCGCTTTCCAAAGAGCAGGGTGGTCTTCTGTAATGCCTCCTTTTATGGATATGATTATGGGACAAGTAGCACCCGAACACAGATTTAATACCAGATCATCTGGTCAAGAAATGAATCTTATTACAGGAAACCCAACGTATGATTTAATATTTGGTAAATTCTTTCCAATATTAGGATCAGGTTTGAAAGCAACAAGATCAGATTACGAATTTAGTAAGAATGATTTAAATAGGATAATGAGAATACTTCCATATCAAAACTTATATGGAATTAATCAATTACTTAACTTTATAAAAGATAACTCTGGATTACCAGACAAAGGAGCAAGAAGTTTATATTAATATGGCATTTGCAATAGACACATATACAGGAAACGGGAGCACAACGACTTTTAGTGTTACTTTCCCGTACATTGAAAAAGCACACGTTATTGTAACAGTTGATGGTGTAACTAAAACTTTAACTACAGATTACACTTTTACAACTTCTTCAACTATTACATTTACATCTGCACCTGCGGCTTCATCAACTATAAAATTTACTAGATCATCTAACAGAACAGGACGACTTGTTGATTACCAAGATGGATCTACACTTACAGAAGCTACTCTTGACCAAGATGGAAACCAAAGTTTCTTTATGGCACAAGAAGCTATTGATGTTACAGAAGGTACATTAAATATTAGTCAATCAACAGATCAGTGGGACGCTACTAATAAAAGAATTACAAATGTTGCAGATCCAGTTAATAATAATGATGCTGTAAATAAAACTTATTTAGAAAACACATGGTTATCTACTTCTGACAAAACAGCTTTAACAAATGTAAACAATAATATTTCTAATATAAATGCAGTAAACAATAACTCTGCAAATATTAACACTGTTGCAGGAGATCAAGCAGATATTGGTACAGTTGCTACAAACATTGCATCTGTTAATACTGTTGCAACTAACATAACTGACGTAGTTGCTGTTGCTAATGATTTAGCAGAGGCAGTTAGTGAAGTAGAAACTGTAGCAAATGATTTAAATGAAGCTACATCTGAAATTGATACAGTAGCTAATAGTATAACTAATGTTGATACTGTTGGAACAAATATTGCTAACGTCAATTCTGTGGCTACAAATATTTCTAATATCAATGCTGTAAATTCTAATAGCACTAATATTAATGCTGTTAATGCAAATTCTTCTAATATAAACACGGTTGCAGGAGATAGCACAGATATAAACACAGTTGCGGGTATTTCTGCTAATGTAACTACTGTTGCAGGAATTTCTGGAAATGTAACTTCAGTAGCTAACAACAGCTCTAACATTAATGCTGTTAACTCAAACTCTAGTAATATTAATACTGTTGCAGGTGCTAACACAAATATTAATTCAGTTGCAGGTTCAATAGCTAATGTAAATACAGTTGCTACTAATTTAAGTTCAGTAAACAATTTTGCTGAGCAATATAGAATAGCATCATCTGCTCCTACAACTTCGTTAGATGTCGGAGACCTGTATTTTGATACAACGGCAAATGAATTAAAAGTATACAAATCTAGCGGTTGGGCGGCGGCAGGTAGCACAGTAAACGGCACTGCACAAAGGTACACATACAATATTACTGGTACACCAACAACTGTATCAGGCAGTGATGCAAACGGAAATACACTTGCGTATGACGCAGGCTACGCTGACGTTTACCTAAACGGTATTCGTATGTCATCATCAGATATTACAATTACATCTGGTACATCAGTTGTATTTGCGTCTGCGTTAGCAAACGGAGATGTTGTAGATGTAGTTGCATACGGAACATTTAATGTAGCTTCTATCAATGCGGCTAACATAGATGCAGGAACACTTAACAACGCAAGATTACCAAGTACAATATCTGACAAAACTATTGAAGCTACTGCACTTACAGCTAAAGGTGATGGTTCTTCAGCAGATGGTAAAATTACTTTAAATTGTTCACAAAATTCACATGGTGTAGCTATTCAATCACCTGCACATTCAGCAGGTCAAAGTTACACTTTAATATTACCTACAAGTGTAGGAAGTAATGGACAGGTACTAGCTACAGCAGGTTCTAACACTAACCAATTAACTTGGGTAGATGCACAAGAAACTAAGCCTACAGTAGCAGATGTATCTCAAACTATTGCTCCATCTACAGCTACAACTATTACAATCACAGGAACTAACTTTGTATCAATTCCTCATGTAGAGTTTGTAAAAACAGATGGCTCAGTTACGATTGCTAATACTGTATCATTTACAAGTTCAACATCTTTATCAGTAAATGTTACTTTAGCTTCTGGTAACTATTATGTAAGAATTGAAAATCCTGATGGTAACGCAGGTAGAAGCACTAACAATATTTTAACAGCATCTACTGCTCCATCATTTACTACTTCAGCAGGTTCTCTAGGAACTATCGCAGGTAACTTCTCAGGAACAGTAGCAACAATCGCAGGTACTTCAGATAGTGCTGTAACTTTCTCTGAAACTACTTCAGTATTAACTACTGCTAACTGTACGCTTTCAAGTGCAGGAGTAATTACAACAACAGATTTCGGTGGGTCGTCTACGACACCTACTACTTATAACTTTACAATCAGAATAACAGATGCCGAAGGTCAAACAGCAGATAGAAACTTTAGTCTGACTTCTAGCTTCGGTGCAACAGGAGGAGCAACTTTTAACTAATGGCTACAACTTATTTATCAAAAACTTTTGCACAAGCAGGTAATAGAAGAACCTTTACAATTTCTTATTGGATTAAAATGGGTTATGTAAGTACAACAGCAGATGGTGGACTTTTTCATGCAGCACAAGATGGTTCTAATAGTGATGATTTGTATATTCATACTGGAAGATTAAATTTTAGTGGCTATTATGGAAGCACAGCATATCAAGTAAGAACAAGTGCTAAATACAGAGATTTATCTGGGTGGTATCATCATGTTATTAGATTTGATACTACACAAAGTACAGCAAGTGATAGATTAAGATTATATGTAAATGGAGAATTACAAACTGCTTTAGATAGTAATACTTATCCATCACAAAATTTAGAAACTACATACATTAATACTGCAAGACAACACACTATAGGTTCGTTTGCTAATGGTTCGTTACCAAATGGAGCTTTTAATGGTTCAATGTCGCATTTTCATTTCTGCGATGGTTATTCTTATGGAGCAGATAGTTTCGGTTCTGTGGATAATGTGACTGGAGAATGGAAGATAAATACTTCTCCAAGTGTATCTTATGGAACTAATGGTTTCTTTATTTTAAAAGATGGTAATTCAGTCACAGACCAATCTGGTCAAGGTAATAACTGGTCAGTTGGTGGTGGTACACTTACAAAAACTGAAGACAACCCCTCATGTGTGTTTGCTACATTAAATGTGTTAGATGGTAATTTAGGAAATAGTACATTTACTTATGGTAACAATAGATTTAATTCAGAAACAAATAGTAATGTAACTTATGCAACAAGCACATTAGGAATGACATCAGGTAAGTTTTATTTTGAAGCAAAATTAGAAACTGCCGCAGACCATAACTATATTGGAATTGCAGATTTACCATCACCAAGTACATCACATTATTTTGGAAATACTGCTTATGAATATGGTTATAAATCTAGTTCTGGTGATAAGAAAAATAATAATACTAGCACCTCTTATGGAAATACATACACAACAAATGATATTGTTATGTGTGCTGTAGATTTAGATAATTTAAAAGTTTATTTTGGTAAAAATGGAACTTGGCAAAATAGTGGCGACCCAACAAGTGGTGCAACAGGTACAGGTTCAGCATTTACAATAACAGCACCATCATCAACAACTGGTGGTCAATACTTTTTTTGTGTAGCAGATGGAACAACTACTAATAATAGTAGATGGCAAACAAACTTCGGCAATGGCTACTTCGGAACAACAGCAGTATCTAGTGCAGGAACTAACGCAAGTGGAATAGGAATATTTGAATATGATGTACCAACTGGCTTTACAGCTTTATCAACAAAAGGATTGAACGAATAATATGGCATATACTACAATTAATAAATCTACAGATTATTTTAATACTAAACTTTATACAGGAGATGGAAATTCACCTAGAAGTATAACAGGTATAGGTTTTGCACCAGATTTTGTTTGGAATAAAAATAGAACTGATTCAAATTCAAATACACTTGGAGATGTTGTTAGAGGAACAGGTAAATCATTATTATGTGATGGTAATAGTTCTGAATTTACCAATAATAGTTATGGTTACCATAGTTCATTTGATTCAGATGGTTTTGGTATGACAGGTTCGGCTGCATCTGCAGGTGGAGATAATTTAAATAAATCTGGAAGTAATTATGTTGCATGGAACTGGAAAGCAGGTGGTGGACAAGGTTCATCTAATACTGATGGTTCGATAAATACCACATATACTTCAGCAAACACTACAGCAGGTTTTTCTATATCAACATACACAGGTACAGGAAGTAATGCTACAGTTGGTCATGGTTTAGGTGTTGCTCCAGAATTAGTTATTATTAAAGATAGAGACAATACAGTACATTGGGTAGTAGGTTCAACTGTTATGGGTTGGAATAAAAATATGTATTTAAGTTTAACTTCTGCACAACAAACAGCAAACCATTTTCAAGATACTGCACCTACAAATTCATTAATGTATTTATCAACTGATGCAGCAGTTAATGGCTCAGGAAATAATTATGTAATGTATTGTTTTGCTGGAAAGACTGGTTATAGTAAAATTGGAAAATATAATTCTAATAATTCTTCAAATGGTGTTTTTGTTTATACTGGCTTTAAGCCAAAACTTATACTTATTAAAAACATTAATGGTGTAAATGATTGGAGAATGTATGAT